CTTAATATTTGATGTATGCAGGTCAGCCCACGGTCTTGCTGTAGCGGAGTAATCTGCTGGTGCCTGAGTCTGTACAAGTCTTGTTACAACACCGAGAGGCATTCTTGTACCTGTGCCGTAGAGGATTGCCTTGTCGAGTGCAAGACCGATTGCCTGTCCGATAGCTGTGAGAATCTCAGATGCAAGTGCGATGTCTGAATCTTCAAGGTTAGCGTTGCATACTGCAAAGTATCCGCCGACCTTCCAGCAATTTACTTCCTCATCGAAGAATGACAGGTCAAGCTCGTTGAGGTTAGCACAGCAATCTGTCCAAACAGCTTCAGGGATAGCACCCATAACGAGCATTCTGCCTTCACCAGCAACGCTTCTGACGAATACGTGCTTATAGAGTTTGGAATACTCCATGATGTTTTCTCTGATGAGTCCAAGCATTACCTCAGGGATTGTCAGACCAACGTTTGTGAGTGCTCTCTTCTCCTTGATGCAGGTTCTTACTTCACCGAGGAATCCTTTAACGTCCTCTCTTGCGAAGAACATATCTCTTTCCTGTGAGTTCATGTTGAAGAACTTTCTTGTCTCCATGATTTTAGTTTCCTTTCTCTTTTCATCCTTTACAGGTTCAGGCTTTGCCTCGTCCTGTTCGATAGCTTCAAGTTCAGCCTCGAGTCCTCTGATTTCTGCATCGAGGTCAGCCTTTGCGGATTCGTGTTCGGTCTGCTCTGACTCGAACTTCTCGATTTCCTCAGCGACCGCATCTCTCTGCTCTTCGGTCTCAACTTCTTCGATGGCTGATTCAAGCTCTGCTTTTCTTGCCTCGAACTCGGCGTCTCTCTTTTCGAGTTCGGCAAATGCCTTGCGCTTGTTGTCGAGGTCTTTCTTGAGCATGAGTACTTTAAGTGCCATGTCTTGATTCCTTTCTTTGCATAAAAAATGGAGCCTGTTTAGACTCCTTTCTTCTAGGCTCTAGTCGAGCCTTTCTTTCTGTGTTTTGAAATGTAATACTTCCATAGTTGATTATGAATTATGGTGTTATTTTCCACCTTGCGCGTGCAAGTATTCGTTAGCGTCACTTGCTATAAGGTACTCTGAAGGGTCGTCTAGAGCTGATGCCAAAGCAACGTAATGCCCCGTTCTAGCGTTATTGCCCACTACCGTTACATAATCAAATGTAAGTGTGTCTGCGCCACTAGTAGGCGGAAAAACTACGAGCATACCGCTTTCAATAGCATCATGGACTTCTTGCCAAGTGTGGTCGTAAATGGTAACACCTTCAGCTTGGGTTTTTTCCTCATCAATTTTTACTGATAAGATACCCCCCCCACTATTTGCGGAAGCCTTCGGTCCGATGTAATCTTTTAACCAATGTCCATGCATTGTTATTCTCCTTTCAGTTTCAGACGAAGTTCCGACCTGTACAGTTCTGCCTGTCTTCTCTTCGCCTCTTCAAAGTCTTTTTCTCTTGCCTGTATAACAGTTTCCTGATATGCAGGAAAACTACAGCAGCTGCACTCGTAGAGTGGGAAAACCTTCTTGATTGTCCAATGCACATCACCGTTTTCAAGGAATTCGGTTTCCTCTTCTGCGATGTCAAATCCAATCGAGCAACCGTCCACGTCACCACGCTTTACCCTCTCATACAGGTCTACTGCTGAAGAATCGTTCGGATTGATTCTTATGCTCCCCCATAATCCGTGGCTGTCCTCTTTGACTTCAAAAGTTCCTGCCTTTGTTCGTCCGAGTACCAGCGTTGTGTCATGATTGACGAGTGCCCTAATGTCTCCGCTGACAGCGTCCGTAAACGCTCCAGGTGCTATCGACTCACTCATGCCAGGTGCTATTTCGTAGTTACTATTGAAAACCGCAAAATAACCCTCTATAACGAGAGCATTTTCCGTGTCCTCACGTGTTGTGAAATTTGTGCAGACCATCCTTGTCTGTCTGCTACCGAGTCCGTCTCTGTTCATTCTCATACTCCCTTTCAAGTTTCAGCTTACAGAACGCTGCTGCATCCGTCTGATGATACCGCCCGTTGCATGAGCAATACCTCATGAACATACAAGGCTCTTCCGTTACGGTGCATATCAGTTTCCTGCTCTTGCCTTCCGCTTTACATAGATTACAAAGCGTTGCCATTCTTACTCCCCCTGTACCAGCTTTTTCTGATCGCCGAGTCTGTCGGTAGGCAGATAATTCTCAAGCATTACCAGCTCGTCAAGACCTTCTCTTGGACTCATACCGATGCGGTCTCTGATTTCGTTACCATCGACCACGCCCTGCTTACGAAGCTCGCCGAATACCTCTGCGATTGTCTTGAGATCCCAGTCAAGCAGACTCTGAATGTTGAACTTCAGATACCATTTCGGGTTCAGTATCAGCTTGCGAGTCATTTCCTGCTCGATCTCCATTGCGATCGGTCTGACTGTATTATTTACGAATGCGTTCCATGCTTCCTTGTCATAATCACCGACGCCCAGCAGAAATGGAGGAACGCCGATTATAGCTGCGACTGTCCTCTTGTCCATCACTACCGAGTCGGAAATAGCAAGATCCGAAAGGCTCAACGGCTTTACCTGTTCAACCTCGAACTGCTCCGCCGGGATCAGCCACGGTTCGCCAGCATTAGCTGACTTTACATAGCTGTCGAGGAGCTTCTGACGGCCTTCCGGACTTGAGAACTCATCGATCATTGCGTCAACCTTAACTATTACAGAAGGCTTCCACTTCGAGCTCATGAATCCCTTCTTCGTTACGCTTGCCTGTTTCAGGTTCGTTGCAACGTCAGACAGAATCACCTGCATGCCTCTGCCCATCCACGGATAATACTTGTCAGGATTGTCCACGAAATGCAGGACATCGTCCGGTCTGTATTCTTTACCGTTGATTTGGATCCTGTAGTCCGTGCCATCCGCTGACGGCATGAACGTTACCTGATAAGCTGGAACCGGCTGGATGTCTCTCAGGATGCCTCGACTCGTTTTTACTTTGCAGACGCTGTTGCCGTTGCCGTAAAGGAAGTTCATTACGATAGCTTCCATCCAGGTACGGCGCGTCATGCGTTCGTTCGGTTCGATGTCGATCTTCCTGCTCAGTTCGTTAAAGATTCGGGTGTCGCCCTTCTCTCCGTTCTGCATCAGCATTATCGGCATGGAGCTGATCAGAGTTGCGATCCGTCTGTATGCTGTGAAGATCTCCGGATTCTCTGAGAGACTTGTGTAACCGGAACAGCTCAGATCCTCATTGTCTGACACAACAACTCCGATCACACTTTTGCTCTTAGTCGTCGCGGTCCTCATGTTGCCGATCGTCCGCGGTGTTCTGAAATAGTCCATTATACTCATTTAGTTCCCCACCATTCTCGCGCCTTTTCGCGCTTTTCCATGTTCTCCAGCAGCTGTACCGCTCCGAATACGGAAGCATCAAATAAGTCAATTCTGTGCTCCGGTGCGACCTTTTCATACTGGATCATGTCGTCGGTCTTTTCTATTGCTTTAACGTTGCTCACACAATACTCATAAGCCTCAGAGTGCATGTAATACAGATTCCCGTCCTTTGCACACTTCTCAATATGTCTGAAGCCCTGAGACTTTACATAGTAATACTGAGGCTGGTCCACAATATTGAACCGCTTCTGCTTCATTTCAAGGAAGAATTCTCTTGCGAATTTCTTATCCTGTCCAATTACCTTGATCTTGAAGCCCTTCTGCCTCATTTCCGCAAACCAGCTGACTACATCCGCCTCGTTTACGATCTCGCCGTTGCACATAGTCAGCAGTCCCTGATCTTTCCATCCGTAGAGCGGGATCCCGTCCTCGTCTGCTTTGCGAGCCGCCTGTGCGATCGGGAAGAATGCGTGTGTTATCACTATCAGTACACCCTTATAGGACCCGACCAGTGCAGCTGCCGTCAGGTCGTAAACTCTTGACAGGTCCGCTCCGCCATACCAGTCGATCGGGAGCTTTGCGAGCTCGTCTATCGTCCAGTTGTATTTCTGATCAGACTTTCTGAATTCCTCTATGTTTGACCACGCCT